AAATGGGTGGTGGTCTTCTTCAATTAGTAGCATACGGAGCACAGGATGTTTATTTAACTGGTAATCCTCAAATTACCTTCTTCAAGGTTGTCTATCGTCGCCACACCAACTTCGCGATTGAGGCTATTGGACAAACCTTCAACGGAACCCCCGGGTATGGCAATCGCGTAACGTGCCAAATATCTCGTAATGGCGATTTAGTCCATCGTATGTATCTTTCCCTGAAAGTTCCTAACGCAACCTCCCTTTGTGCTTTCTATGGGCTTCGCGTTATCAACTATGTCGAAATTGAAATCGGTGGTCAAAAGATAGACAAGCATTATTCGCATTGGCTGTATGTCTGGAACGAACTTTCGCTACCAAAGTCAAAGCGTGATGGCTACAATAAGATGGTAGGAGCGGCGGGAGGAACTGGCTATAATGGCAAGACTCTTTATATTCCCCTCGAGTTCTGGTTCTGCCGCAACGTCGGTCTCGCTCTTCCTTTAATCGCTCTCCAATATCACGAGGTGAAAATCAACATCCAGTTCGAGACTGCCGAGTTATGCCGTGGTTCTGCGGACGTCCTTTCCGCATTCCCTGACGCGACACTGTGGGTCGATTATGTATTCCTCGACACCGATGAACGCCGTCGTTTCGCTCAACTGTCGCACGAGTATTTAATAGAACAACTTCAATTCACGGGTTCGGAGTCTGTTTCGTCTGCCAAGTTGAACTCTAAACTTTCCTTCAATCACCCGTGTAAGGAACTTGTGTGGTTCGCGAACAAGAAGGCGACTGCTTCCCAGCAACTCACCAATAACAATTGGTTCAATTACACTACTACCAATGGTGCTGTCGCGTCCCTCCCTTACTATTATAACCTGAACGCCTTACACAATAAGGCAATCGGTTCTTTAAATACTGTCGCGACTGCCAAACTTATACTAAATGGCAACGACCGTTTCTCAGCACGTCCGGGGTCATACTTCAATCTCGTCCAACCCTTCCAGCATCACGAGAATATCCCTGCGAACGCGGGTATCAATGTCTATTCTTTCGCCCTCAAACCCGAGGAGCATCAACCCAGTGGAACTCTCAATATGTCCCGTATCGATACTGCTACGCTTTCCATCGACTTCCAGACTGGCTTAACTTCTGACACCACTTTAAATGTGTATGCGGTCAATTACAACGTCCTCCGTATCCTCTCGGGTATGGGTGGTCTTGCCTATTCCAATTAAATTATATATATCAATATATCAATATCTCGATGTATGGAATGTATTGAATTGCCTTTTTTTTTTCTCCTCTAATAGTATAAAGAATATAGCGTAAATGGGTGGTGGTCTTCTTCAATTAGTAGCATACGGAGCACAGGATGTTTATTTAACTGGTAATCCTCAAATTACCTTCTTCAAGGTTGTCTATCGTCGCCACACCAACTTCGCGATTGAGGCTATCGAGCAAACACCTACTGGCAGTAATTCTCTCGGTTCTCGCGTGAGTTTCCAAATCACCCGCAACGGTGATTTAATCCATCGTGTATATTTCTATGGTGTAATCACTGCTCCTACAAGTGCTACATCCACCGATGCGGTTGCTCTTGTTCCTAACTTCGGACACAAACTGTTAAAGACGATTGAACTCGAGATTGGCGGACAACGCATCGATAAGCATTACTCCGAATGGCTATACATCTGGAACGAACTTTCCCTCCCTATCGGAAAACGCAACGGCTACAACGTGATGGTCGGTGCCAACGCTCGTAATATCGCAACCAAACTCGTCCAAGGCGAAAGTTATGAACTGTATGTTCCTCTCGAGTTCTGGTTCTGTCGCAACGTCGGACTCGCCCTTCCTTTAATCGCTCTCCAATACCACGAAGTTAAAATCAACATCGAGTATGAGAACGAGGCATTAATGAAGGACACTGGTGCTAAGAACTTCACTCTCGTTGAAGAATTAAAAACTGCTGGAACTACTACCGCAAACGGTTCTCTTTCTAATAATTTAACTCTTAAATTAGAAAAGGCGACTCTGTGGGTTGATTACATATTCCTCGACACCGATGAACGTCGCCGATTCGCTCAACTGTCGCACGAGTATTTAATCGAGCAACTTCAATTTACCGGTGCGGACTCTATCACTTCCTCTGGCGAGTCAATGAAGAGCATCCGTATGAACTTCAATCACCCGTGTAAGGAACTCGTCTGGACTATCAAGGATACCACTACGGATGTGTATTGGAACAATTACTCATCTGCTGGAAACGGGCTACACAACAACGACCACCTCGATTCCACCAACCCTGTCACGAGTGCTAAGATAATGCTTAACGGTAATGACCGTTTCGCGACTCGCAAGGGTGATTATTTCTCCCTCGTCCAACCTTATCAGCACCACGAGAATACCCCCGACAAGTTCCATCAAGGTATCAACGTCTATTCTTTCGCCCTCAAACCCGAGGAGCATCAACCCAGTGGAACTCTCAATATGTCCCGTATCGATACTGCGGTGCTTTCGCTTTCATCGAGCATTACTGGTGTCATCAGCATATACGCGGTGAATTACAACGTTCTCCGTATTCTCTCGGGTATGGGCGGACTTGCCTATTCCAATTAAATTGCCTCCATCCTCCATTTTTTTTATTATGTTTTATAAAAGTATAAAAATAAGTTAGAGTTAGAGTAAGAGACGGTCGTAAAAATGACTTTTCGGGTCATTTATGATTGCTTCTGTGTCATTGATGCCATACAAATCAAACAACCGTTCTAATGCGTTTTTCAAAGCCCTCTCTAATTTCGTCTTGTCTTTGCCTTCCAAGTTCTTTTTCAATGTTTCTAATTTATGTAAAAACGTGGCATAGGATTTAATCATAAACGCGTCATCGATATTACTGATGTCGTTCTTACTGAATAAGTCCTCGTATTTACCAATATTCCTCTTACATATTTTGATATATTTGTTAAATAACGCCATAATGGCATCGAGACTATCCTCGTATAATAAAACTACCTTCAAGAGGTTCAAGTATATTAACAGATGCTCTTTCGTTCCTTCTGAGGCTTTTAAAATTATTTTTATATTATCTCTTACCTTATTTTTAAAATCTTCTGTATTAACATTAACATAGTCAAAATCAATGATAAAGTTTGCGAAATCAGTTTCGACATCCTTTTTATAATTATTATTTTGTGTGTTGTTTGCTGTTAAAACTTCAAACTCCAACTCGTATTTAGAAGCATTTTCTTTGAACGTGGTATATTTTTTTAATACGTTCGCAGATATTTTAAATTTTTCAGTTTCATATATCTTTTCTCCTATATTTACTACTTTGCCACTGCCGATTCCCTCTACACCTTTTATTAATTCATTTAAACTCTTTATTAGTTCCGTTCGGGTATCTCCATTTTTGCTATCATAACCAGTATATTCGATTTCCCTTTTAATATCTTCGATTGCTTCTTTGATATCTTTGAAATTATAATAATTTACCAAGTCATTCAAAAAACTCTCTCCAATCGGACACTTCTCTTCTTCCATAATCTCCTCTAATGCGTCGAATGTCGGTTTCGAATAATTCTGCTCCTTTTTAATCATATCCAATAATTCTAACGTTTCTTCATACTTGAAGCATTGTATTTTTTCATAATTATCCCCCTTGATATATTGTAAAGATATATAGCGTAAGTTATCCATCCATCTAAAATAATTAGAGATATATATATTCTAAAACTTTGTCGCGATTATACTTGTGAATAGCCAAATGAACATAGTGAATAGCGTAAGCGTCTTTGAGAGTTGCTTACGCTCGTCGTAGGTTAATATCTTCACGTTTGCGACAGGCTCGTCGTTCGCCTCGTCCTTGAACTCAGGCTTCTTCTTGATATTCAATATGATAGGTATGACGATTAACAAGATGATAAGTGATGTGTGGATTAATAACCGCGAAATCCCATTCGTTCCCATATAAAAATAGTAAAATAACGAGCGAATGCTATTTATAATCCCATTGAAGTTCATATATTTCACGTCATAACTATTGTCGATATTGATGAATAACACGACAAACCAAAATAATATGATGTATATGATAGCGTAATATATGAACCCTTCGTAGAAGGAGGTTATGATATTGATATCGATACACCACTGAACCATAAGCAAGGTGATATATCGGATAAAAAAGGTTGCGATAATGAATACGATTCGGTCGTCTAAGGTTATCTCCAACTCTTCCAAGGGATTTTGCGGGTCATTCTCAAAATCCTTTATTTTCTTGATGATGTTCTCGGCGTTATCCTCCCTATCCTCGACGGATAACGCATTGTATATGTCGATATCATTCGACAGTTGGTCTATCTTGTTGTCGGTCTTGATGCGAACTACATTGCCTTTATTCGAGTCTCTCACGTCCCTGAACTCTTGCTTCATTCGAGGGGAAATAGAACGATAACGCGACTTGTCTAAATACTGAGCCTTTAATGTATCGTCGCTATATTTCTCCTCTGGACTTGCTCCGCCGCTTCTTCTTCTTCTTAATACAGAGTTTGATGTAATTGCTTTTAAAGATGATATGTTCAGTGGCGGCATAAACAAAGGCTTATCATCATCATCTTCTTCTGCTGCTTCTGCTTCTTTTTTTGCTTCTTCTGCTACGGTTAATGCGTCTGCTTCTCCTTGTGCATCTTTTTGAACATTATCCGTAGTCGCTTTATCTGCTTCTTTTTTTGCTTTTTCTAACTCCACACCCGCACTCTTACCACGTTCATAAGCAAATATTTTGTCTGCTTCTACTTTTGTTATTAAAACTCTCGCTTTTTCAATGAATGTTTTTGCTTCTGTTTCTGCCTTCTTTGCCAATACGTGTCCTATCAGGTCTTCTTTCTTTAATTTCTTTACTTTCCTTTCTTCTTCTTTCATTTTTTCGACTAATTCTTTCACTTCTTCTGTCTTTGTTGTCGCACTCTCCGCTGCTTCTTTTGCTCGTTTGGCTTCAATTTTAGCATCATCCAATGCTGTTTTTGTATCTTTTACGGATTTTCGTATAACCTTTATATTTTTTATGTCATCTGTGTCGGACACGTATGCATTTGATATTTTTAATAATGTCGTTTGTTCTATTTTTGCGTTATTTGCGTCATCATATTCTTGGTCTGCCAAGGTCTGTACGACGGGTTTTGCTCCTAAGTCACGTATATCGGTTAAACCTTTTGGTATAGTAGTTTCGGCTGTTATTTTTTCTACTTTTACTGCTGGTAATATTAGTTGTTGGTTTCCGTTGCCTGCTTCTAACGTATTAAATGAAGTTTCTAACTCCTCTCTCTTTTTAAATGCATCATATACTTCTATTTTACTCTTTGCTATTTGTGCTTCTCTAACCTTTTTTATTGTGGTATCATTCTTATCTGCCTTAACTCTTGTATCTTGCGGTAATGACGCGAGAATCGCTTGTGCTTCTTCGTATTTTCCCTCTGCTTCTTCCAATTGATGATTGGCAAACGCAGCATATTCTTTCGCGTATGCTTCTAATGCCAACGCTTTCGCCGATATTATTGTCGCTTCTTTCAGGTATTCTTGTGTAGCAGTTTTTGATTCATTTATTTTAAGTTTTAATTGTTCTTCAAGTATTGTAGATACTCCCTTCGCATTGAAAACTTGTGCTTTTAAACCCCCTGCCACATTGGGGTCTGATTCTTTTGTTGCCTCTTTCAAAACTTTTCTTGCTGATTTAACATCTTTTCTTGCCTCTTTTATAATACCTCTTGCCTTATCCAATATTTCTTCTGGTATCTGTATTATGTCGTTATCACCTTTCTTTGTTTTCTTTGTTTTCATATTAGTTATAAAAGTATCTACATCTATCCCACTACCACCTAACTGATTATTTATAGTTTGTTCAAAGTTATTGATGCTTTCTTCGAACTCGTCTATCACTTCCTTTGTTTTTTGTGTCTGTTCCGCAAACCCTGTTATTGCTTTCTTAAATACTTTAATCGCATTAGAAAATTTACTGGGCTTTTCTGATACTGATTGTGGTTGTGGTTGTGGTTGTAGTATCATGGGTTTAGATTTAGCAATGGGCGTTCCTGAGGAGTTAGACACAGGTGTTTTCGGTGTATCTTGCTTTTGCAGGTGTTCATCATACAAATCTGTTAATTCCTCTATATCTTCCATCATATCACCGCCACCACCTACTGCTCCACCGACAGTTCTCTTTTTGTTGATTTTATTTTGATAATCGTTGATTTCTCGAATTAGTTTCCGTTCCTTCGCTTTGAGGCTCTTTACGCTATAATATTTATTTAGCACATTTGTCAATGTTTCGGGGTCATTATCAAACATTTTTAATAATGTCGTATAATACTCGAAACGTTTGGGATTGAAGTTCTGTAAATCAAAATCGCTTATCAAATGTGTATTCAATTTAACATCGCCGTCCGTATTAATACTACCGCTCGAATTGTTAAAAAGCATATTATATGCGTAAATGGATTTTAATGCTTCCTTATTCATTATATGTAGGCTTCCTTAATCGTATTATAGATAATAAAAATTGTCTAAGTCCTTAGTCTAAGTCCTTAGTCTAAGTCCTTAGTCCTTAGTCTATATTAAGTATATATATCATCTTCCAAACAATCGCTACAAACACGAGGAGTATCGTGATACCCAAGAGTATATAGGAGTATATATCGCGATAATAATAATATACCACAAAGAGCATCATTATAATACTAAAAAACCACAATACCATAACGTGTCCCGTCATCCGCTGTGTATTATACGCGTTAAAAATTGCTTTCGGGTCGCTCAATTTATCTTTCAGGCAATAGGTTAAATAGTCCTTTAAATCGGTGTCGTTGATGTAATTATTCGGTATTGTCGCCTTCGTCGTCTCCTTCTTGACAGTATCGTAATCTACGAATATCTTCTTATAGTCTTCTTCGTAAAATATCTCGCCCTTCGATAATCTATCCAAGTTCATTTCGAAGTTCTTATAATTGAAGGGTATATAGGAGGCGGGTAGCAATTCCAATGGTAAAATCCCAAACGTATTGAAATAATATTGGTTATCCGAGTCCTTTATTTTTTTATTTTTATTCACTTTATAGGGCTGGAATAACTTGCTATAAAATACCTTCATTCTATCGTTGCTGTCATCCTTCTTGATGTTGTTTGTGTGTTCGAGAATATACGTGTCCTTATGTAAGAACTCTCGTATCTTGCTTGACATATCATAATCACACTTATCTCCGCTACATTGATTTAATCTTGTATCCTCGGCAGTTTTAGCCTTCTCTCTTGCTGTTTTTATTGCTGTTTCCTCCTCTGCCGTCATTTATCTATCTATTTAATCTTTAAACAGATTTTATTGTAGCGATTATGTAGCATATTATAATGAGCATATTCATATAATACGTGGATTCGAAGGATGTCGTCGATATACGAATCGCCTTCTCTAAAATTGCTTTTTCATCCTCGTATTCTGGCGGTACCTTCATTTCTTCGATTCTTTTGGCAAATAAATATTTGGACTCTTTGCTACCAGTTGTAGCGGTTATGATTTTGTCGTCGTTATTCAGGGTGTTATTGATACTCTGGATGATATTC